CCCATCGGTTTGAGATCTAAGATCCACAGAGGGGGGTAATACTATACCCCCTCTGTGCTGGATCTGATCCATGACCTAGTTATATCCGTACACACTTTTACTATTCCAAAACAATGGCACGCTCCTACAAGAAGAGGCGAGCTTCTGCTATGACAAGCGCCTATACGGCGGGAATGCGCTATGGCGCCAAAAGAGGAAGGTTTGAAGGCCGAGCCCGCGTCAAACAACGCATGGTTTCACGAGCTCTAAATGCACGCACCGGCGGGTACCTGGGACTGGAACTCAAGTTCTTGGACACAGCATGGAACGCAGTAACCATCAACTCGTCAACCGACGGCTCAGGTGGAGAGCTACAGCCATCATCTGGATGCACCAGTTGCATCTCATGCCCGGCACAAGGCGACAGTGAGTCACAGAGAGATGGACGCAAGTTTGTGATCAAGTCAGTGTACTTCAGCGGCGTGATCAACACACTACTGTCCCAAGACCAAGCAGACGCGTTCGAAGACTTTGGGGTGTACTTCGCACTGGTACTGGACACACAAACCAACGGAGCTACCGTCGTCTCAGAGAACGTGTACCTGAACCCAAGCTCATCCGCACTGGGTATGCTACCGAAGCCACTACGGAACCTACAAAACAGCAAACGCTTCCGCATACTGTCTTCACGCTACGTCGCACCAGGAGGCATGTACGCCATCAACGACGCAGCAGCTACGGGAAGCCTGGCGGCACAAAAGGGCACTAACGTACAGCTCTCATGGAAGGGGAGCATCAACGTGGACACCACAGGTACAACAGCAGACGTGGCATCCGTCTCCGACAACGCACTACACATCCTGGCCTACTCAGAGACAGGACTACAAAAGGTGTTCAGCGGCAAATGCCGCGTTCGTTTCATGGGTTAACTATACACACACTCACACTCAATTGTACGCGAGCACTCGAGTCAGCACGGCCTCCGCTACGCTCCGGCCGCGCCATCTCGGCCGCGAGGCACATCCAAAGATAGAATGGGCAAGTATACTGATTACCAGGCTCGGAGGTTCGTACTGCGCGCTCGGCTGAGCCTCGCTTGCCATTAAGCTCCCGTCTAACCGTTAGGGTTATCACAACACACCTTAAGATACCTTAAGAGAGATATACTATAGAAGTGGAACTACTTGCTGGCTATTACTGTAACGCTTTAAGAGCCTGAGATAACAACACTATTCAGGCTCACTTTTCTTTTCGTTCCATGCAATACAACACTCAAAGCAACAATACAGATGGCCGAACAAGCAGCACCTGCACCAGCGAGACAAGCATCACCCGCCAAGAACTGGGTGGGGACATGGAACAACTACCCAGAGGACTGGGAGACCAAGCTGAAGGCATGCGAGGTATGACAAGGAACGTTCCGGGAACGCTCTTTTGCTTTTCATAGCTCATCAAGTACTGCGTCGTGGGCAAAGAGGTGGCTCCGGAGACTGGGACTCCTCACCTACAGATGTATATACAACTGACGAAGAAGCAGAGACTGGCTCCTCTGAAGACGAGTCTGACTGCGAATGGTGTAGACAACCATGTACATCTGGAGAAGGCAAGGGGGACACTGGCACAGAACCAACGCTACTGCCAGAAGGTGCTTGTTGCCATCACGAGGCACGGGAGCTGTACCTGTGGGCACACATGAGTAGCCTGTGTGACATTTGTTTTGAACGTGTCATGGCGTACCGCCACCATACACTCTCTTACTAGGAATCCAACTGGGTGGAGTGGGGCGAGCCAACGGGAGCACGCTCACGCTCAGACGTCCTGGCCTTACGCGACAGTGTGCTTGCTGGCCACACGGACATGCAACTAGCTGCCAACGATCAGGTATGTGGTGCAGCTGCGCGCTTCCGTGCCTTCACGAAAGACCTACGAGCAGCACAGAGGGAGGCACAAGCCAAGGCCAAGCTCAAGCAGGACATGACCGGCATCATCCTCAGAGACTGGCAGAACCAAGCAGTGCTCGACCTAGACGAGTACGAGCTACCGCGCAAGCATAGCCTTACATGGCAGCCATGCGCCACAGGATCTAGCTTCGTTGAGTTTGGTCACTTCACTACACACACTTACCCGTAGACAACCACAGAGGAGGGTGACCTGGTACTGGTGCACAGCAGGCAACAGCGGGAAGAGCTTTCTCGCCGACTGGCTCGAGGTGTGGAGAGGAGCTTTCGTCGTTACTGGAGGCAAGTTCGCAGACATCGCCTACGCCTACGAGCTTCAAGACTACGTGGTGTTCGACTTCGCCCGAGACCAAGAGGACAGGTTCCCATACAAGCTACTGGAGGACTTCAAGAACAGACGCATCTTCTCGACCAAGTACGAGAGCAGGCTTAAGCGAGCAAGCAAGTGCAACCTGATCGTGTTCGCCAACTTCGCGCCAGACAAGACCAAGCTCAGCGCTGACAGGTGGGACGTACACGACCTAAGCAGGGAGATGGTGCCATGGTGGCACTCACAGGAGAGGCCAGGACCAGAGAACAGGAGAGCCCAAGAGGGAATGGAGCAGGTGGTCGCCCAGGGCGACCCATCGGTTTGAGATCTAAGATCCACAGAGGGGGGTAATACTATACCCCCTCTGTGCTGGATCTGATCCATGACCTAGTTATATCCGTACACACTTTT